GGGAGGGTGGCAGGGGGCTTTCGTGGCCGTCGATGCGGGGAGGGGGCAATGCCCTCACGCAATTTTGGTAGCGGCTAACGTTTTGTGTGTGCTAGCGTGCGGGAGGGCAGGCGGCTGTTGCATTTGGCAACACCCTGTTGCGTAAGTTAACAGCGCTGGTGGTGTGTGGCTCAAGCTCACACGCTGACGTGGGGGCTAACGCTAGCGCTGTGGGGGTGTGGGGGTTGTAGCAAGTGCGGTCAAGGGTTGGCAAGTGATGGTTGTGGGGCTGTGTGCTGATGCTGGTGGTGGTAGGTAGTTAGGGGCGTGGGAAAATGTCGGTTTGTGCTTGACGAAAAGCGCCTTTTTAGCGGACATGGTGTGCGTGCCGCAGACCTTAGTACGACAACCACAATGAGCAACTACAGACAGCCGAACTACATCATGTGGGCGCCGGACGACTTCGGCATGGATGCTTGGGCGCAATTTGCAGATAGATATTCACTCAGCAGCTATGATTCCGCTATTGGCGATATTCCTACGCCTAACCTTGATGCGCTTTTGCAGCGTGGCGTCAAGTTCACACGAGCCTACTCGCAACCGTTCTGCTCGCCTACACGCGCACAGTGGATGACTGGCCGGTTTGGGTTCAAAACTGGAATCGGCGCACTCGTAGATACCAATGACCAAGCATTGCTAGATTTAGAGGTTGGCCTGCCGCGTGGACTAAAAGAAGGAACGGGATACGCCTACAAGTGCGCAGCGTTTGGCAAGTGGCACTTGTCTAACTACAGCTCAATGGGCGGCATTGCATCGCATCCGATTACCGTCGGGTTCGATGAGTTCTATGGCACGCAAGGCAACGTTGACTTCCAGGGCTATTATTTCTTTGAGGGATGGCACTCTAAAAAGACGGCTAAAGGCGTAGATGTCTCGATGGAGCGAGTTGATCGCTACCTGCCAGAGTGGACGGTTGACAAAGCACTAGAATGGATCAATCGTCAGTCTCAGCCGTGGTTCGCGTACATTCCAATTAACTTACCGCATGGGCCTTTGCATCGGCCACCGGCTGATCTGTACGACACAACAAGATATGTGCTTCCTGAAAATGGCACAAGCACAGATGCTACCGCGAATGTCAAGCAGTTGTATTACGCAGCCATGGTACAGTCCATGGACACGTTGTTTGGCAAACTCTTAGCTGGTATCCCACAAGACGTTTTAGCCAACACGGTTATCATCGTCTGGTCAGACAACGGAACCGAATACGTAGCTGACGGACTAGACTCTGCTAAAGGCAAATACAGCGCATATGACTTAGGCGTAAACGTGCCCCTAGTCGTAGCTGGCGCATACATCGACCGACCTGGTCGCACAAACAACGCTCTAATCTCACCTTCAGATCTATTTGATACCTTGATCGTAATGGCTGAAGGCGACACAACTTTAGTTTCTACACCGCCAAATCATAGTTCTGGGGACTTTACAGGATCGCGCAATAGCACTCATTTTGCGTACACATTGCTGAATTACCAGTACGTACACCCCAGAACTAGTCTTCTAGTAGACAAGTTTGCATATAACATCCCGCATTTAAGCGCAACCGAAATTGGGCTACGTGCAATTGTCACTAAATACAGCGGCAAGTTCTACAAGTTGATCAGGTTCAACGGGACGGGCACCACGTTTACTGGCATGACGCAAGGTCCAGTTGGCGTGTGGACTCCTAACGTTCGCACAAACGCTGATGCGTTCTACGATCTCGAGGCCGATCCTCGAGAAGATGTCAACTACCTGCGAATCACCACTCCGTTAACGTTGACTACAACCCAGAAACTTGCTTACGATCAAGCCGTAAACGCTTTTGCTAGCCTACAAAGCACATATTGATATGGCACACGGAAAACGCGAAGGTAAGTACGAACGAGGCGAAGGTCCGCGCCATGAGCGCAGGGAAACGCGGGGCTATGAAAAAGGCGAGCGATTGCGCGAAGCGCTGGCCGCTAACACAGCCAAGCGTCGCCGCAATGCAATGAACTCCGCTATGCAGGCACCAGCCGGTGCCATGCGCATCAGCGGTAAAACCAAAAGGAAGTGATATGAAGGGTTCATCCTGCAAGAGTGGCGGTAAGATGATGGGTAAGGCTTCTGGTCCCAAGCGCATGCCGGCGGCGAAAGCTGGCGGTGCTGCGAAGAAGGCTATGATGCCGAAGGGCGCCAAGACTGGCAGCGCCATGAAGATGAAGAGCGGCGGCATGGGTCGCTGATCATGGGCACGAAGGGCGACGACCTAACGTCGGATGAGCCTTACGTGCCCAATATGAGTCTTGATGACGCCGACGCGCTCATGCGTTACAGCAACTCACGTGGCCGGCAAGACTACGAACGGCGCATGCAAGGCAGAAAGCACATCTGGGTGAGACCTGATAGCAACGGCGGACAGGGCGACCAAAGCAGCTATGTCGGTGCAGCCGACACGAGCTTCCTTGAACGCATCGCTGAGATCGAGAAGAAACTCGACGCCGGCATCCCGCTCTCTGAAGCGGAGGCCGAGTACATGGTGTCACGTACGATTACACGCATCCTGAAAACGTCCCGCCGGCCCACGCATGTGCTGAAGGCCATCGAGATGCTACAACAGGCGCGAGCCAAAAAGCTGGTCTCGAAGATGATTGAGGCGCAAATCTCCGAGCCTAAAGAACCTCCGCCTCCGCAACTGAATCTCCCATGAACATCCAAACCATCCTTGCCAAGATCGCCGGTAGCTCGACCTGGTGGGTCAGCATCCTCCTGCCCATTCTGAAAGTGCTGCTCGAGAAGATCGGCATCATCATCCCGTGGGAAGTGGTGATGGCCGGCCAAGGCGGTTACGCCGTCAAGGAAGCAGCCGCAAAGCTGCAACCTGTTGTTGCGACCAAGCTAACCTTCAACAAGGCGGAGTGACTTGCGGCGGTGCCTTGCGCACCGTCATGCAAGTGTTGGTCAGACTGGGATTCAGCAAACGTGGCTCCCAGTCTCCTTCCGTTCCCCAGCGCCTAGCTGCCGCATCGCAGGCATCTAGCCGCGTCTCGAATGGGCCGTAAGCCTGGCTGTGGTAGACGATGATCCACACGTCAGGTGGACGCTGCCTTTGTTGCATTCTTCTTCCTCCAGATCTCCCTGAGCATCTCGATGTCCTGCTTGGCCTGCTCTGAGCCTACCCACGGAGGAATCGCGTTGCGTACCCTCGAGTTCCACTTTTCCCATTCGTCGCGCAATTCGTCATCGGAGCTGCGCGGAGGCTGACCCACTGTAACGCGCTGCGCTGCGCTCTGCGGGGACTTGGCGACCAGTTGGTTCCATTGGCCCAACAAGGTGGTCAACGACGCCCTAGCGGCCATCCAGGCGTCTTGGTGGTCAAGCATCAGCTCGGCCCTGTGCTTCACCTCGTCCATCGACGCAGCCTTGAGGAGCTTGTTGGCGCTCACCGCGTCCTTGGCTTGGATCAGGTACTCGGTGCCCCGTGCCTGCTTCCAGCGTGCCTTCCACCAGTCGAGAAATTCACGCTGGGTCGCCGCCGAGACTTTTGGCTCGGCCCCCTCGGGAGAGGATGGAGAGGGGGTGAGGGGAGAGGAGTTAATAGGGGGTGTGGGGGAAAGAAGAGGAGAGGGAGAGGGGGGAGGAAGGTCACGCGATGTCACGCGTGACACGGCGTGACAGGACTTCGCATCCTTGCCGCGCTTCTTCGACTGGCGCTGCCGAGCCTCCTCCTTCGCCTGGTTCTCAGCCTCCATGACCTGCGCCACGAACGGCGACACAAAGCCCTTGTCCGTCCGAGCCAAGATGCCAGTCACCTCGGCCCATGACGCATGAAAGTCAGTCGAGCATAATCGACCGTACAGCCGCTCGAAGTACAGCGGGTCGTCGGGGATGAAGCCTTGCTCGAGCTGCCACATGACCAGCTCCATGAACAGACCGCGAGCCTCCATGCTCAACGATGCAACTTCAGGGTTGCGCCATAGTTGTGTGGTCATACTGCTCCATTTTGATTTTGCCATAAAACTATCTTGCGTGGGACTGGTCGGCAGTGTACGATTCGCGTCGTAAGAGTCAAGCCCCCATCCCTAGGAAGTGCGCAGTAGGCTCGCCCATGAAAAAGCGTTTCTCGAAAAAGGTCACCTCCGCCAAGACTGGCCGCACCCGCACCGTGAAGTACGGGCAGGCTGGTTCCGAGATTCGCCCTGGCACCCCCAAGGGCGATGCCTACTGCGCTCGATCCGCCAAGATCGGTGGGGACTGGAAGTCAGACCCCAACTCTCCCAACAACTTGTCGCGCAAGAAGTGGCGCTGCCGTGGCAGCAAGTCAATGCGCTGAAGTACCGTCAGCCAGGACTCTCTGTGTAGAGGGACTGGCAGAGAATCTTGGCCGGCGGCGATGAGTCGTCGGCCACCAGTCCAATGAGCAACAACACACAAATCTCTGACCTCGACCGTCGTGAACGCCTCCGCCAGTACATGCGCGAATATCGCCAGCGCATGAAGGAAGGCGGCAAGTGCGTGCAGTGCGCCAAGCCGGTGCACGATGACACACGCATGTGCGAGTACCACCTCAACAAAGCACGCGAGCGCAACCGTCGCTCGTACCGCTTCAACTCACTTGCTCGCTCGCAGCATGTGTCCGCCATCGTTGATCTGCTGGAAGAGCGCCGCAAGGCCACGCAGCAGTTCAATGAGCAGGTAGACCAGATGCTCAGTGGCATCGCAGAGATTGATGGTCGCATGGCCGCGATGATCAACTCAATGTTTGAGCGTGCCCAGTCGCTACAGCAGACCGTCCAAAAGTGACACGTGGCGTTCAAAGCACCCAAAGCTGCCGATCTCTCCGCGCTGCAAAAGCGCGTTGATGAAACCAGCGAGGATGTGCAGGTACGTGACAACTACCTGTACTCGGGGCTGTTTGATCGCAACTTCGGTGTCTATGGTGACAGCGCTCCCGCGCCTGAGTTCGTTCGCTCGGAGTCAGGCGTGTCGCTCGTGCGCACGCGCCTCTCGCGCCGTGAGTGGATCGAGCGTTACTTCCCCATCCGCGACAAGGCCGGCAAGATCCATCCGCTGAAGCTCAACCGCGCACAGCGCCGGCTTGAGTCGTGGATCATGCAGATGGAGATGGCCGGTGTGCCGGTGCGCATCATCATCCTCAAAGCTCGTCAGATGGGCTTCTCCACGTACGTGCAGGCGTGCATGTTCGAGAAGCTCCTGCGCGAGAAGAACTTTCGCGGACTGATCATCGCCGACAACAAAGACCGCTCGAAGCTCCTGCTGCAAATCGCAGATACCGCTCGTACGTCCATGGTCAAGACGTACAACCCGCAGACCAACGAACCCGTGACATGGGACTTCAAGATGAAGTCCAAGGCAACCAGCTCACTTGTATGGACAGACCCGATCCGAGGCGAGATCCACGTAACGTCCGCAGAAACTCCAGAGCCAGGGCGGGGCGGAACGAGGACAATGGTGCATTTGTCAGAAACCGCGCACTGGCCCGACGCAGAACGCAAGCAAGCTGGTGTGATGGCTTCTCTGCCTACCTTGCCAGGTACGTACGGATTCGACGAGTCCACCGCGAATGGCGACCAAGGGAAATTCCGTGACGACTTCTGGCGTGCGTGGAAGCAGCGCGACGTCAACCTGCTAGAGCGCAACGATCCGTGGCACGCCGTCTTCTTCGCCTGGTGGGAACACGACGAGTACCGCTGGACGCGCACGTACGGATCCAATCGCGAGATCCCCGCCAAGCTCCTCGAGCAAGTGAATGCATCGCTCGACGAAGAAGAGCGCTGGCTTGTCAAGCAAACTTACATCCGCCGTTTCACACCTGCTGACAAGTGGGTGAGCGTGGTGGTCAAGCAAGGGCGCAAGCTGGTGTTCAACGCAGATGGGTCATTCACGATCAAGACCTGTGCACCTGAGAAGAAGTCCAAGCTCGTGCGCATGAACGTTGGCCTACAAAGCGTTGGCATCGACCAACTGCTGTGGCGCCGGCAGAAGATCCAAGACAAAGAGATCGCCAACGATCTTGCGCTGTTCAACCAAGAGTATCCTTCGCGCCCACAGCTCGCGTTCATGTCAACTGGACGGCCTGTGTTCGACATCGAGAAGATCGACTACCTGCTCGCGAAGGCTCGCGACAATCAACCCAAGTTCGTCGGCAGCATGAGGGTGGAAGCTCAATGACATACAAACTTGACGGCCTCGATGATGCACTGCTCGGGTTCTCATGGGTTGGCCCCGAAGAACTTGTTGCTGTGTACAGCTACGAGAAGTGCATCGAAATCTTCATGACTCGAGATGGCATGACGTATGGAGATGCGATTGAATACATGGACTTCAACGTTGTGACGAACCGAGATCGCAAGTCAATGCCGCTCATGGTTCACACATCGCGCTATGTGTTTGGTGACGAAGACGCCGAATGAACTTCAAGTTCGAGCCTTACGCACGCGGAGGACTTCAGATCTGGAAAGATCCTGAAGAGGGCCGCAAGTATGTGTGCGCGTCCGACACCGCCGGCGGACTTGCTCGAGGTGACTTCGCTGTTGCAGTCGTGATCGAAGGCGAAACCTGCGAGATGGTCGCACGCTGGAAAGAGCGCGATGACCCGCACGTGTGGGGGCCGAAGTGCGCCTGGCTGTCGTGGTACTACAACGAAGCGCTGCTCGCGTTCGAGACCTATCCTTCAGCCCACGGCTACACCGCTTGCATGGAAGCCATCAACAGGGGCTACAAGAAGATCTACAAGCGCCAGCGCCAAGACACGATTTCCAAACAAGTTTCCGAGGTGCTTGGCTGGCACACAAACAGCACAACCAAGCCTCTCCTGATCGACCGCATCAAGCGTGCGTTCGATGACAACTGTGTCATCTATGACGAGGAATTGCTGTACGAATTGCGCGATCAGCGCTGGAACGGCAAGGGCGAGATGGAGTCTCGCGGTCACGATGACATGGTAATTGCATATGGCATTGCACTCGCTGTCCGTGATCAGTCATGGACACGTGGCCTATTGCGTCCTGAGCCAGCAATGCCTAAGACGGAATCAGAACGCTACTGGGCGCGGTACGACCAACGTCAATCTGCGCCACGGCCCAAGAGGCGTCTCTTCAATGGCAACTGACATGTTGAATGGCTGGGAGTTCGGAGTGTTGGTGATGACCGCGCTGATGTGCGCATTGCCTATTGTGGCAGTGTGCTGGTCACTTGTGCGCGTAAACCTACGCTTGGCAGAGCAGAATCGCGACCTCATGAAAGCGATGCTCGCGCTCTCAGAGAAGCCACAAGCCGCTTCAGTTGCTGGAGCTATGGAGATCACAGATCGAGAGAAGGTCTCGACTGAGCCGATTGCGCGAGCATACATGGCACGTCGCCCAGCAGGAGCGGGATGATCAATACCAACGAAGGTGACTTGATTCAGATGATCGACAAGCGTGTCGGTCTGCATGAATCACGTCTTGAAAGACTCGCACTCGAAGAGTCGTGGATCTCCAACGTCGCCTTCTGGTCAGGAAAGCAACGCTTCTTCTTCGAGCAGGGCAAGCTCTACGACGCTGCGCTCGATAACCCCGACGAAGCGATCCAGTACAAGATCAACCTCATTCGCTCACGCACTCTCGCTGCGTGTGCGAAAGTGCTCGCGGTCAATGCGAAGTTCCGCGTTCGTCCGCCCACCGGCACTAGCCGCGACCGCGAACTAGCACAGCTATCGGAGAAGGTCTTTGACCACATCCGCGAAGTGACTGACTTCGAGTGGCATCTCATGATGTCCACGATGTGGAAGGCCGTATGTGGCTCTTCGTTCCTCAAGATCCAATGGGATCCCTTCAAGGGCGAGCCGGATCGTTTCTATCTCAGCGATGCTCAAACCAAGCGCGTAATCCCTGAGCAGATGCTCACGCAGTCTATGCGCGTAGAGAAAGACCAGTCAGGTCTATTCGAGGACTATGCACCAGGCGATATTAGCATTAGCGTCCTGTCGCCGTTTGCCGCGTTCCAGGATAGCAGCAGCCGCGACTCGCAGATGATGGGATGTCAGTGGTTCGCAGAGAAGCACTACGTCGACATCGACCGCATCGCGGAGAAGTTCGATATCGACCCCAAAGACATCCAGCCGATGGAAGCAGACGCTGGTCTGCGCAACTACGAAGAAGCCATCGCGTTCATGTCGAACGGGTCTGGTTTGTCGCTCGTTGACTGGGCACAGCCGGAAGACAAGCGCGGCAAGCGCACGCAGTACGTTGAGCTTTGGCAGCGCCCCAGCAAGCAATACCCCAAGGGTATGCGCGTTGTGTACGCCGGTGGCCGCATCCTCAACTTGAATCGCGCCGGTGGTCTCGACAACCCCTACGCTGCTGACCGCACAGGCTGGGCGCACATCCCCTACGTCAAGGACGACTGGTGCCCTCACATGGGCCGGTTCTGGGGCGCGTCGCTCGTCGAAGACTTGATTGGACCGCAGTACTACTTGAACGCATCGCGCACGGTGATGATGCAGTTCATGGAGACGTTCGGTCTGCCCAACACCTACGTTGGCGATCAGTCCGGCATCGACACGAACAACATGCCTGTTGGCGGTGGCCGCATCTACCAAGTCAACGAGGTGTCCTCGTTCAAGGTGCAGCATGGTCCGCCGCCGCAGATCCCGCCGGATGTTGCGCGGTTCATGGACACGTGCGAAGCCGACCTCAACAAGGCCGCTGCGCAATCCGAGATCAACGCCGAAGGACTGCCTGGCCAGCTCCGTTCCGGCAGTGCAGTGCGTGCCATCAACGAAGAGCGCTTCATCACGCTAACCGTTCCAGGCAAGTCCACGCTGCGTACCGTTCGCGACGCCGGCAAGATCTCGCTTGCGCTCGGCAAGCTGTACTACGGCGAGAAGCGTTTGATGCGCTACCTCGGCGAAGACAACGAGTGGGTTGTGCAGGAGTTCAGCGGTGCTGATCTGCTCAACGACTTCGTTATCGTTGGCAATCCGTCGGTTGCAGACACCGTGGCTTCTGGCCGCGAAGAGATGCTCGACGCCTTGCAGGCTGGTGCGTTCAACCCGCAGTTCGACGATCAAACACGAGCGTTGATTTTGAAGGGCTTGCACTACAACACGAGCGACGAGTTCATCAAGCGCACACTACAAGCCGAGCGTAACCAAGAGCGCGAGATCCAAGAGATGATCAAGGATCCGCTGAAGTACGGCGACGAAGGCTATCCCGTCATGGAATGGGAAGACCACGTCAAGGAATCCGCCGTGCTCATCGCCTACATGTACACGCCAGAGTTCAAGCGACTCTCTGTACAAACGCAGGCGCTCATCACCGACCACTGGAAGAAGCATCAAATGTTCATCCAGCAAGCCCAGATGCAAGCCATGCAAATGGCTGAAGCAGTCAAAGGCACCCCAGGCCAAAAAGGCCAAGCGTCCCAACCTACTTTCTAAGTTATGACCGAAACAAACCCCATCAAACCCCGCAGCATGAAGCGTGAAGAACACGCTGACGCTGCATCCATTGGCGCACAGCTCAAGGAGCTGTCGTCATCCCGCGCTGCTGTCGCTGAAAGCACGGCACGCCTAACGCCTCTGTTCCCCATCGAGGGTGAGAACGAGATCGAGGCGTACAACGTCGAGTCCTTGCTTGAGAAGACGACCAAGGAGATCAAGGAGCGCACTGAAGCAGAGAAGGCCAAGGAGAACGAGATCTACACGTTCTTCGTCAAGTGCCGCGTTCCGCACCCTGAAGGCCAACCGTCGCATGGTGTGTACCTGAAGAGCAACCCCAATCGTGGCGTGGTTGGGCCTAATGAGTGGAACTCGGCTTACAAGCCGAAGCACGAAGCTCCGTGGTACGAAGACGTCGTGTGCCAAGTCTGCTTGCGCTACTACGGTCAGCGCACGACCCTGCCGGTATCTATGGTCGCCGGCAAGCCTGGTTCGTTCACGGTTGAGCCTCGTTGGCTGTGGCGTCGCCCTCGCGACACCAAGCGTGCCCAGATCGAAGGCGAGACACGTGCCAATGAACTTGCATCCCCCGTTCAGAACCAAGGCCGTAGCGAAGCCAACGCTCGTGCAGCCGCAGCCGGATATGAGGTGATCCCGTGAGCGAACAACCGCAACAACCCGCAGCTCCGATCAACTACGCACAAGATAATGCAGTCGTCCGCTTGAAGGTGGATGGCCGCGAAATGGACACGACAGTTGCCGACTTGCGCCGTAGCGCACAGATGGCCTCTGCCGCAGAGAAACGTTTGCAGGAAGCGAACTCGCTGAAGCAGCAGCATGCCGGCGCTATCGAGTTCGCCCAGCAGATGGAGACTCTGATGAGAACCAACCCCGAAGCAGCTCTTGCAGAAGTACAGAGACGTGCGTCTCAACTGCACGGGCGCCCGATCGGGGCTGGACAAACCGATGCAAGTTTCGATGACTCCGATCTGGATCCTGTCACCAAGCAGACCAGATCAGATCTCATGCGAATCCAGAGCCAGCTCGCGGATCTCACAAAGTTCCGCGACGAGTTGACCACCAAGTCGCACATGGATCGCATCAAGTCCGTGGTTGGAGCAATGCCGCTATACCAAGGCAAC